GGGGTAACAATCGACAAATCTATTCGGGATCTAAAGAAGATCAGGGATCAGGCGTGGGAGATGGGTAAATTCAGCGATGCGTTGAGAGCAGAGGAACTGAGGTTGAAGGCTGCGGGACTACTGATCAACAAACAGCACGTTGTAAAAGAGGAGATCACAGCGAACACAAAACAGGATATTGCGAACAAATTGGCTGAGTACAAGCGTTTGGCTGAGTCACGAATGAGGAACGTAACACCAGATATAGATGTTATTGAGCATGAACCACAAGATATAGTCAAAGATAGCGTATAGCCCAGATATTCCCATAAAACACCCCGTGCGGGGGGAGGGAACGGCGATCATCGGGCTTTCCGGGCCTGTACCAGTAGAATTGTTCGGGTTCGGGGTCATCGGGCTGCTGCTCGGGGCATCGGGATCGGGGTTTGATCGGGATCGGGCTTGACATCGGGGCTGAATCGGGGTCATCCTATCCCCTCCTCCCTTAGAAGAAACTCCCCGGTGGCTCCGTGCTGCCGGGGCTTTTTGTTCGGGACTAGCAAAATGCGTACAATTGTTCGGGATCGGGCTGCGTCCCCCTGGAGGAAACCCTCCCGGCGCCCGGACTCCGGGTCGCAGCGCCCTCCTGGCCTTCGATTCACCAGTACAATTGTTCGGGGTTCCGAGTCCCCCTGGGCGACATCCCCTGGATCTAGTTGCACACCTGGTGCAGCAACCCCCTGGGCTGCTGTCCCTCCCGGCAAACTGGTGAGTCCCCAGTAACCAGTACAATTGTTCTGGTTGTTCGCTGCAGCCGCTGCGCTGTTGCGGCCCGGCACCTGCTGAAAAAAAATTCTTTTTTTCTTTCTTTTCCTGTTGACAGTGTTGCAATGATTGCTTATAACTATACGAGTAGAAGGTAGCGATGACCGCCGATCAGTGATGCGAACAGCACCTTCTACACTCACAAAGGAGGGCAAGCGCCATGACTTACAAGTATGAAGAGATTAAAGGACACTTCGTTGACTGGATGAAAGAGCAGGACGCTGAGTGGCTCAAGGATAACAAAGACGACTGGCATCACCACGCATTCAATATGGACTATTACATTATTGGAACGCATAAAGCGATTGAGTGGATGGGTGACCAAGTATTCAAAATCATAGAAACCATCAAAGAATACGAGCAAGACAACTTTGGTGAGGTAACAACTGACCTGTCCAGCCCTGAGAAGCTGGTGAACATGTACGCTTATATCGTAGGCGAACAGGTTGTTGATGAATGGAGGTAGACAAATGAGTAAACTATATTTCGCCTATGGCTCAAACTTGAACAAGAGCCAGATGGCACTTCGTAGCCCCACCGCGAAAGCGTTGGGGTCTGCGTACTTTCCGAATTGGAGGCTAGTCTTTCGGGGTGTAGCTGACATAGAACACGGGGACGAACAAGATCTTTTGCCTGTAGGCATCTGGCGTATTGAAGAAGCAGACGAGGCCGCACTTGATCGGTACGAGGGCGTAAGTTCGGGACTCTATCGCAAGGTGGAGATCAACGGGATGCTAACGTACAGAATGAACTCATCGGGTACATATAGTCCCAGCCGTCAATACTTCGATACTATTCTTGACGGCTATCGGGACTTCGCCTTGGATACTTCCGAGCTATTCAACGCACGGGACAACGCGGGATTTGAGGAGGATCAACGGATATGGATATAAATTGTTCGGGTTATACTGGGCTGCAGCCAGGTGCTGCGGCCCATTTTTTTTGCCCAGTCCCAGGCGGAGCCGGGGCATAACCAGAACAATTGTTCGGGTTTACCGGGTCGAGGCCCGGGCAGCGCCGGGTTGAATCGGATCGGGGATCGGGCTTCGGGCTTCGGGGTCGGGGTTAGCTGCCGCTGCCAGTTACTGCTCCTCCTTTCTTTCACGCGCACACACCCGCCCTCCCGATCAATAATAAAAAAATAAGAACAATTGTTCTTTTTGGGGTTTACTTATGCAGTGATTGCGATTATTACTTAGGAAGTGGCGCAAACGTGCGTCCACAAAAACAGAAAAAAGGTAATGAAAACAATGGCTTACTTAACAAACACAAGCTTTTTGACTGCTGGCGTTGAGCTAGAATTCCACAATAAGCGCGGACAATACCGCTCAATTGACCAATGGCGCACGCTTTTGACTGATGCCGGTTTTGATTGGTTGCTAGTAAAATATGACGGTTCCGCCAATGTTGATGTGGAAATTGTCTTTCCGCCAATGCCAGCGCATGGCGCAGGTGGCGCATTGGAAGATATAAACGCGGTTATGCAGTTTATTGAAACCAATGGTGGCAAGGTATCAAAAAAGGGTTGCGGTTTACATGTCCACATTGGCAACCGTGCGGTCAAAGATATTTCGCCGGCTTACTATTGGACGCATTCAAAAGGCACAATGGCATCAACCGGCGCATTTTTTATGCCGGTTGATAATCAATGTCATGACGTTATGCCAATGGCATTAGTGAAAGATGTGCTTATCAGATACGCCAATCAGCAAAACGATGTTGATTTATTACTAGCACCATCTAGGCGCGAGAATGGTTGCCAAGCTAGGTTTTGCCATTCTATCCGCCGCATTGGTGACAGTGGACGCAATCAAAACGAATTCAACAACGCGACTAGCGCGAATGAATTAAACCAAATACTAGGCAGAAAATTTGCTAGCGTGTCTCTTGATACATGGGCAAGGGTTGGAACGATTGAGTTTAGGCAACACCAAGCCACATTAGAGATTGCCAAGCTTGAAGCATGGTGCTGTTTAATTGATGCCATGTTTAGGCATTCAGACGCTAACCGCATTGACTATAGCGCGTCGCGTACCGTCCAAACGTCAACACCAGAACAGCCATATCGCAACGGTTCGCGCATTGGCATGATGTGGGAAACAATCCGGCGCGATGGTGGCGCAACCGTTGCTGATATATCAAGCGTAACCGGATGGGATGCTGGCACCATTCGCGCTCGTATCTCTGAAATGCGCTCGCAACATGGGGATGACGCAATCATTTGCCACAATATGCAAGCCTATGGTCATTCATATGGTGATAGCCAAGGCAACCATGATTTAAACGGCTATGAGGCTATTCAATCTGTCACTCGCACCATTGAAGGGGAAGCCGCATTGCTTCCTGAAAACCGCCTTGGCATTGCCTCAATATTCGCAGGATTGGATGATCAAACCTATGAATATCTAAACTCTAGACGTAATGCGCTAAACTAGCGCATTACACAACAACACGATTAGAGGCGCTTGCAGCGCCTCTTTTTTTGTGCGGTAGGTTACCAGCAGCCGAACAATTGTACGCCATAGGCGCAGCCCTACGGGCGATTAACGCAATGGTTGCAACCAAGGTACCCTATAGACATTTGGCAAATGACAAAATCGGGGACGGGCGGGTATGGCACCCCCCTTTTTTTAAATCTTGACAGGGCGACACGTTGCGCCAAGTTCCCCACAAACAACCACCAAAAAATTTTAAAAAAAAATTTTATATCATATTTCCCTTGATTGTTTGCAATCTTTGCACTATGTTGTATGAAACAACCAAAGGAGGGGTAAATGCCTAAGTATTTATTAAAGATCAGCGAGGATCCTATTGAGTTTGAGGCTCCTACTGCTGAAGCGTTCCTGGAAGCGTGGAAGGGCGTGTTTCCGTGGGAATATGACAATGACAACACATTCATGCGTATGGCAGCGAGGTCTGCATGCGACTGGAGCGGCAAGCCTATCAGGTTTGATAACATCTCCAGTTTCACAGCCGACATGATTGACGCTGGTATGCTGGAGGAGGTGGGGAATGTACAAAGCTAAAGACTCTTACAGCATGTGGAACGGAGATGTTCTACTGGAAAAACGCAAGTACCTTGATAGAACGCAGATGTCGATGGCTCGTGATTTAGGCATTAGCCACCGCATGTACTGTTACTACGAGAGTGGTGAGCAGGAAATACCGCGTTCTATAGAATTATCTGTGCGTTACATGGAGCGCAGCAAGGAGAGTG